AGGGGCTATTTTAAAGCCGTCTAGTGAACTATCTAGTATGATATATACAAATAGTGTAGCCGTTAAAAAAGCAAGCGTTAAGGGTCTTATATTACGTGTTAAATAGCTGTCGGTATTATTATCAGAAACCCATCTTTTAGTCGTTTCTTGCATTTCAATTTTATCAAAGTTTAATTCCTCTAATAAAAGTTTTTTATCTGTTTCACTTAAAACGGCATCAGCTCCGATTTTATTGGCTAATAATTCTAAGGCTTCAATTCCTGTGACGTTAGAAGCTATTTTTAAAAGCTCTGGTGCTACTTCTTTACCTTGTTTTAATAACCAACGTAACGCATCGCCTACCCTTGTAGTTCCGTTTTGTTCTTTGTATTTAGGCATAGTTCCATCGTGCTTTAGTTTTTCTAATATCGTAATGCGTAAAAGTTTTGTACATTCCTAAACCGCCTTGAAGTATTTCGCCAGCCCGCATAAGGTCGTCTAAATAATCATAAGTATCTAAAACGGGGTCAAGCCCGTGAATAACAATATCAGCTGCTTTACCTAGTAGGTGTTGAGAGTTTACAGAGCCACCTTCCGACTTATTATGAGCTCTACATCTATAAGCACTATTAACCGTTATTGGCATAGCTACGTTATCTCGAATGTATTGTAATTGATTAGCTAATTTAGTAATATTAACTAAAACATCTTCGGGCATTTCGCATCCGCACTTGCAATCAAACTCACTTTTTTTAAAGTTTTTTGTCATTTTTTATTTATATGAGTTTCGTATATCTTTTGTGCCGTATATCCTATTGATAGCAATAAAAGTATAATTTTTAATCCGTTTTCTATATGCGTAAAGCTCACTCCTAAAGTGATTGCGTTTAGTATTCCTATTTTTAAATCTTGTATTGTCATTATATTTTGTTTTCTAAATAAGGTATCCCTGCAAACCCGTGACAACCTTCGCTGTCTAAATCTACACTGTAAGTTTTCCAACCGTATGGGTGTTCACTTATACCATTCCAAAAAACGTCAACGTGATATTTTTCGCTTAAAACAGGTGCTTTTATTTCTTCTAAATTTTCATCATATTCACCTTTAACTAAAGTTATATTTCCAAGCAATACAATAGCGTGATTATGCGTAGGGTATTCAATACCATCTTCATCCAGTTCAGTACCTAAATCTTTTATTTTTTCGAAAGCTTGTTTTTCGCTTTTAAAATTATATTTTCCTATTCTCATAATGTTGTTAATTCTATCGCTTCCGCTTCTGTTAATGCTTTATCATAAACTCTTGTGTCGTAAACATTGCCCTCAAAAAATAAACTTAAAGAATTCACAGAAGCAAAAGTAAATCTATCCATTCCTGTCGGAATTGATGCATTTGTATCTGTATTAACTAAAAAACCGTTAATATAAGTTTTATATTGGTTAAGTTTAAAAGTTATTAATATTTTACTTCTTTGGTTAAAAGATAATGTATTATAATAAAGAACTCCACCAGAGGAATAAGTCCTTATCCTTGAATTTTGAGCCTCAAAATTAAGCTGAATTTTTTGGCTATCAGTACCATCGCTTAATGATAAAATAGTTGTACTTGGGTTATTTGGTATATATGCATCCAAAAACAAAGAACCCTCTGCAATACTAAACAAACTAGCATTTCCAGCGTCAATGCATTTATCTTTTAGCCTTGTTACTGATGCGCCTTTTGTACCAATGTAGCTAGACGCATAAATTCCTGCTTCAGCTTGAGCCCCAAAAGCATAAACTCCTTTATTTACATCACCTAAATAAGGGTTATTATATGCCGTACCTGACAACCATAAAGAATCGGCTGTAACTAAACCAAAAAATAAAGATTGTCCTGCAATACCTGTAAATACAGCACTTATTCTATACCAGTCATTCCCGTAATTTTCTATTTTAGCATTTGCAACTGTATGCCCTCCGTGCTGAAACGTATAGGCAACCGAACCTGTATCTAAATCAAATAAGGCGACAGCACCCGTATCTGTATTAACTAAAGTTTGCACTCCTACATATTGCCTACCTAATTTTTTTACAAAAACACTATAACTATACGTAACAGCATTTGGATAAGTTATTGCATTGCTGTATGTGAAATGATAAAAATTAACTGCGGCTTCTAGTATTTTATACGAGTTTAAACCCCCATCTGGGCTTGTTATTTGTCCAGGGCTAACAGTTAAACTAAACGTACCCCATTGAGTGAAATTTTCACTCCAAATAATTTCATTTGTTCTTTGTGGCTCTAACAATAAACTAGGGCAGTCTCCATCACCCCAATCTAAACGTGGAATACCACTCCCTTGATTATCAATTAAACCGTTTTCGTCTATTCTCGTTCCTTCGCTAGCTCTAGTGAAAGTAAAATCTCCATTTGAATTGTTTGGTAATACACTATAAACTTTCCCTGCTTTAACTCCGCTTGGTATTAATGCTAATGATGGTGCTTCCATAATTTATCTTTCTGTTATTATTGAGGTACTCGCACAATACCACCATTGACCGTTTATTTGTAGCCTTAGCGTTACTGTTTGACCTCTATTTATTTCTATTGATTGACCGAAATCCAAAAGGACAGTTTCATAAACATTGTTACCGTATGCTGACGTATTACTGCCTTTTAAAACATTATCCACGTAAACGCTTAAAGTTAAAGAACTTCCACTAGGAAACTGCCTAGAACTATAAGGCATTGAGGATAACATAAATTGACTAAAATAAGCGTTATAAGGTACAGGGATGCCGCCATAAGCAAAAGGAAATGTAGGCGTCGCACCGTTATCGTAAAGTGTCCACGTATTACTTGCGCTAAGGTAGTGTCTCCAAGTAACACTTATTTTTTCGCTAGTGCCACCACGTTTTACAGATTCTTTGCTTATAGAACTGATTTGTCTATCAATCATTTATTTCTGTATTTTAGTTTCATTTCATTATAAAACCTTTTAGCATCTTCTTCATTTGCTTTAAGACCTACATACTCTTTTAAACGCTTAACGTTTATGTCTTTTACTTTGTACTTCATAAAACCCATCCGTTAAATACGGTATCTGTATCTGGGCTGATATCATTACCCGAATTACTAGTGTATTCAGGGAATTTAGAACTGTTAGAACAAAGGTAATCAACCAATCTAGTTGAATAATAGTTAGCGTATTCCCTAGCTTTGCCGACTAAATAATCAACCTCATTCTTATTAACGTTCTCGGCTGTTTCGCTTGAATGTTTAAATACTCCCCCATTCTTAATCTGATAGGCTGCAAATGGGATATAATTAACTTGGGCGAACCATATAAGGGTAGATTGAATATAATCGCTTACAAGGGCTAAATAGTCGCCTGTTAAAGTGCCGTTTGTAATGTCATCACTTATTCGGTTATATAAATCCGTACCTAATAAATTTTGTATATCAATTTCTTGACCTAATTTAATGAATTGGATAAACTTGTCCGTATCAACGTTCCCGTCTAAGATGGAATTTCTTACTAAGTCCGTTCGTGATATAAATAATGCTGTTGCCATTTAGTTTTTAAATTTCATTTTGTTCCAATATTCAGCGGTATAACCTTTATACTTCATATCCTTTGGTGCTACGGGTACTTTTTGAGCGTTCTTAGGTGCTTTAAATCCTTTGCTTTTTGCTTGTCCGCTTGTTATTTGATTTTTTTTACCGTCTTTAATTTGATAAGTTTTTCTAAACCATTTATGATTACACCTTGCACCGCCTTTATAAAGCCATATTGAATAAGTATTTGCGCCACCTTTACCGAAACCGCTGTTTACTGCCTTGTTTCCCATCGCTACAATATCCTCTTTACGATAAACTTTTTTAGCTGTTACCATTTTAGAACAAAATTGTCGGCTGTCTTTACCTGCTTTCTCTGGTGCATAGCTATATCTAACTAGAAACTCAACACCTTTTTGGCTATCTTGTTTTGATGTTCCGTCTTGTTTGCTTTTTGCGTTTGGTTTAGCCGTTCCAGTACTTACAAAATTCAATAATTTTAATAATGCAGATTGTTCTGGCTCGGTGTTTAAGTCTGTGATAACTTCGTCTAGTTCATCGTTTAATTCATAATCAACTTCGGATTCGTCTACTAAATCATATTCGGCTAGCAGTTCATCTTCCGTCTGCCCTAAGTCAATTAATTCATCCGCAATATTGCTGCCTAATTCATCTGGTAAATCTTCGCTTAATTTAACGCCAGTTTCTTCTTCTTTTGTTTCTGCATCCTCAACGTTTTCTAAGTCTGTAAATTCTAACGGTTGAAGCGTTTTAAAGTATAGTTTAAGGCTCATTTGGTTGTAGGCTAGTATAGAATCAAAAGCGTCTATTAAAAGCATCTGAAACGGTCTTATAACGGTGTTATCCATTAATGTACTCGCTGTCTTTAGTTCTTCTGCGTTATTACCTAGTCCGCTATTGTCTTTAATACCTAAAAGCATAGGTGACACCACTCTGTGTGATACCATTACCTTTTTTGAGCTTTCATCCGAAAGGAATTGATACTGTTGATGCGCTTCGCTTAGTTGTATAGGCTCAATGGTTGCAGCACTTTCTGGGTTGTCGTTAAAAGCTAGTATAAATTTGCCTGCATTGCTTGAACCGCTAAATTTAGAGTATATACGATTTTCTAAGGCTTGACGTTCTTCGGCATTTGGTGTACCATTATTGAAATTGATTAACATTGACGGAGCTAGACCGTTAAGTATATTATTCAAATGGTAGTTACTTATCTCTTGCTCTAGTTCTGCATATTGTAAACCCCCTGCGTAATCTGGGCTGCTATAATATTTATATCCTGCCCTGTAAGGCTTTACATAAATAATTTCTATATTTTCTTTACTACT